TCATCCTCCCCAAGCCGGCACGACGATCGTCGTGCCGCGCGACAATCCGTGCGTGCCCCGCTGGCGCACCGTCAGCCGCGCCGGCCGCTCCGCACGCCGCAACGACAGCGACGGCACCGTCACCACGACGTTGCGCACCGCACCCTGCGCCGGCACGACCTCCACCTCGTAAGCTTCGCTTTCCTCGACCAGCGGCACGTCGGCACCATCGGTCCAGCGCCAGCCCGCCCGACTGCGCCGGACCCAACCGACCAGCGCACCGCCATCCGCCTGCTGGCGCCACCCCAGCCGCGCCACCGACAGCGGCAGGATCGACGCTCCCGTCACCTCGCGGCGCACCGCCACCGGATCGGGGTCGCCGATGCCGGAGGCGATCACCGTTGCGGACCGGGTCCCCGGCGCCAGCGCGATGGCGCGGATCGCGCCGTCCTCGATCAGCACGAAGCGGTCGCCCGCACCTTGCGCGCCGATCGCCCATTCGCTCCCTCGCCGCCCGCGCAGCAACCGCGACAAACGCCAGCGCCCGTCGCCCAGCGGCTGCGCCACGCCGAATTGCAGCAATTCGTCGCCCACCATCGCCAGATTGGCGGCCTGGTCCAGGCTGGCGTCATCCGCCGGGAACAACCGCATGTCGCCGCGCGCCAGCCGCACGATCAGACTGCCGACTCCATCGAACAGCGCCGCAGTCCCAACCGGCGGCGGCACGTCCACCACGCCGATCACCGCCGGCGCACCCGTGGTGCCCACATCGCTCCAGCTCGTTCCATCGTCGACGCTCAGCAGCAACGCGGCACTCCGCCAGCCGGCGCCCGCGCCATTCGCCGCCACGCTCAGCCGTGGCGAACTCGGCACCGCGTCGTCGAGCGCCGGCGTCTCGAACACCATCATCGTCGTTACCCCGGCCAGCGCATCGACCTGCGCCAGCACCCGCCCGCCGCTGGTCGGCACCGTCAGCGGAGCGGCCGCCAGCCGGACCAGCTCCAGCGTCACTACCATCGCCTCGACCGACGCGCGCACCACCCGCCAGCGCCCCGCCTCGCCGGCGATCGCCACCACCGCGCCCGGCGCCACGTCGATCGCACCCAGCCCGGCCGCCACCACGCGCCGCGTCCGCTCGATCTCGGCCCGCGCCAGCATCCCCTCGGCAACCGTGCGCGCCGCATCGGCAGACAGCGCCGCTGGCACCTCCGCCCGCCGCTCGCGCGCGACACCCGTCGCGGCCGATCCCCGCGCGCGCTGCAACCCCGCCTGATAATCGCGCGCGGCATCATAATGCGCGACCGCCACCGCGCCCGGCACCGTCCATGCCGCCGCGATCGTCCGCACCCCCGCCGGCGCACCGATCCCGGCATCGGCAATCTCCCGCGATGCCGCGCCATCGACCCGAAACGCCAGTGCCGGCCCGGCCACGCCGAACCACCCGCCGCTCGCCTCCGCCACCGTCTCCAGCACCGCGCGCACCGACTCCCCCGACGCAGAAAAGCCGTCCAGCATCAGCCCGTCGTCCGCCGCTACGACTTCATCGGCCAGCGCGCGGACGATCGCCCCGCTCGCCACCGCCGCCGCGTTGGCGACCAACTCGAAGGTCAGCGAAGGGATGCGGTTGCCGAAATCCGCCAGCGCCAGTTGCTCGAACACCACATACGCGTGCCCACGATGCGCCGGCGTCAGCGCGATCCCTTCGGCCGACGCGATCAGCGGGTCGATTGCCTGATCGTCGCCGCCGTCATGCACCCGGAAACCGGTCTTCACCTTGAAATCGCCCGCCGCGCCGCGCAGCAGCTTGCCGTCCGCCCAGATCCGCCGCACGCCCGCGATCGGCCGCGCCGACAGCAGCACCGCGAACGACGCGGCATAGCTGTAGGTCGTCGTCCCGCTATTGCCCTTGCCGCCAGTCGATCCGCGCGTCTCGATCAGGTCGGTCGACCAGATCACGGTCCCCGCCACCCGCATCGTGCCGAACACCTTCGGCACCTGCGTTCCGTAGGACGAGGTCTGCACCGCCAATTCGGTCAGCCGCGGCCCCTGCCGCTTCGTCCCCAGCCACGCCTGATCGATCTTCTGCCCCAGGAACGTCCCGATCGCGCCGCCGATCGGCCCGCCCAGCACCGTCCCCGCCGCCGTCAGCACCAACGTCGCCATGTCTTGTCCCCCGTTTGTCGTCGCGCCTCGGCGGCCGTTTGAAAACGCGCGAAAGAGCGCGTTTCGCAAGGCGGTGCCTGCCCGCTCAAACGCGCCTCGGCGCGTTTTCGAACAACCGCTCAGCGCAGGCGCCAGCGCCCCAGCACCGGCCACGGCACAGCCCCCGGCCGCTCGACCACCCGCCCGATGCCGGCATCGGCATGGACGATCCCGGCCTTTACCCCGATGGCCAGATGCACCTGCCCCGGCCCGGCCGCGCACAACAGCACGTCGCCGGGCCGTTCGTCGTCGACCCGCGCCAGCACCGCATCGAGCATCGCCATCACCGCGCCGGGCTCCCCGCCGCGCAGCCGATAGCCGCACGGAACAGCGCCCGCGAAACCGCCGGCGTGCAGCGCCACCGCCGCCAGCCCGACACAATCCACCCCGTCCCGGTCCCGCCCCTGCGGGCGAAAGCGTACGCCCACCATCGCACGCGCCGCCGCCGCAACCGCGTTCACGCGCCCGGATATCGGGTCAGCAGGTCGATGCCCGGCAGATACGGCTCGCCGCGAAAGTTCACCGCATTGTCGAAGCGCGCCGCGCATGTCGCGATGCTCTTGTCGCAGCCCTCGCCGATCTCGATCAGCGCGCCCGCTAGCACCGCGAACGCCGGCTCGCCGCGCAACGTCACGCGCATGCCGTCGGACCGCGCGACACCCGCGCACATCCCGCCGTTCGCCCCGCCCAGCCAGCGCAGCCACCCGCCGCCATACCCATTCGCGACGGGCTCGGCGGTATCAAGCGTCAGGACCGCGCCGACCGCCGACACCACCCGCGCGAACCGCCGCCGCGGCGCCATCGCCACCCGGCAGCGCGCATCGCCCAGTTCAGCCCGGCACGTCGGCGACGTCTCCTCCACCACCGGCCGGTCCAGCGCCGCCGTCACCCCGCGCAATTCCGCAGTAAAGCCTGTCGCCTTGGTCTCGACAGCGCCGATTCTGCCTTCGCCCAGATCGATCCGCCCCGATCCGTCCCGCCAATCGACCGCGAACAGCACGACACGCGCGCCGTCCCAGCGCCCCGCGACCAGATCGGTGACGGTGAACGCGTCCGCGGTCAGCGCACCGGCGACGTCCATCGTATCCGCCTCCAGCCCGTCGCTGCGCACCACCGCGGACGGCACCATGCCCGGCGCCGCGCGGTGGAGCAGGCCATTGATCGCCAGGTCGCGGTCATGCGCCGTCAGCCCGATCGCCACCCCGTCGCACCGCTCGATCCGCCAGCAGATCGCCAGATGCGACAGCCCATCGCCCCCCGCGCTCATGGCCCCGCTCATGGCCCCGCTCATACCCCCGCTCATACCTCGCGCACTTCGACCAGCGGCACCGATGCCGCCTCGCCCGCGCGCCACGCCGCGGCCGTCACTGACAGCCTGTCCTCGGCGAAGCGCACCGGCACGTCGAACGTGAACGACGCGCTCACCGCCACTCCCGCCGCCGGCGCGGTGTCCAGCACCACCCAGCCGCCGGCCTCCACCGCAAAGCCCTGCGTCGCCACCCCACCAACGTTGATCGAAGTGCTGCCCGCCACCGGCCGCGTGATCCGTCGCACCATGTCGCCGTATCGCCGCACCAGCGCGAAGCGCCGCACCGTCCCGTCGCCGGTGCCGATCCGCTCCGCCAGCCCCTGCCAGTCGAACGGATCGCGCAGGCGAAAGCCGCGCGCCGGCCCCATCCGCGCGCGAAAGAACGCCAGCAGCGTGGCGATATCGGCTTCCGATCGCACGCCCGGCCCGACGTCATAGGTCGTCCGCGCTTCGGCCCAGGCGGCGTTGCGCTGTTCGGCGCCGCCCGCGCTCGTCACGATGCTGGTCGAAAATCCCGGCGCGACTTCGGCCGAACGGCCGATCGCCAGCGGGAATTGCACGTCATCGAACGCCATCACCCGATCCCCCACGTCATCGATCTCGAAGTGCACGAAGCCGTCGCGCATCACTTGCGGCAGCGCCCACAGCACCACCGCCGCCACACCCCGCTTGCGCGCCACCTGCGCCGCCGCATCGATCCGCGCCCATTCCCCGGCATCCTCGGGACGCAGCACGAAGCCGGACAGATAATGCTGCTCGCCGGGTGGATAGCCCAGCCGCGCCTGCGCCGCCGCGACGCCCCGCGCGCTTGACGCGGCATCGCCCGCCGTCACCCAGTCGTAATCCTCCAGTTGCAGGACGTCGAACGCCGGGCGTGCCCAGGCCAGCGGCATGTTCGCGCGCTTCGCTTCCGGCGCGGCGGCATCCAGGACGGCCGGCAGATACGTCAGCAGATGCGTCACGCACCCGGGAGCCGCCGCCTTGGCCGCCGCGGTCAGCGCCGCGGTCGATGCCGCCAGGCGCGCACCCGCCCGGTCCAGCGTCGCGCGCTGGGCAGCGGTCAGTACGCCGCGCACGCTGGCTATCGCGACCGGTGCGAACGACGCCTTGGCCGCTGCATCGTACAGGCACGGCCTGCCGTCCGGCATCGTCCACCACCACGGCTCGCCGATCTGGAATTTCGGCGCCAGCCCGGCCGCCGCGCCGATCGCCAGGAACGCCGCCGCCACCGCTTTCAGATACGCCATCGCCCCATCATGCGCCGGCGACAGCAGGGTCGACGGCGGCACCCATCCGGTCAGCGCCGGCGCGCCATCCGCCGCGCGCTGTTTCCAATCCCCCCAGCAATGCGCGTCGAACACTTCGTAGCTCAGCGACCAGATCAGCGCATAGCCGAACAGCTTGGCACGCTCGGCGAAATCGCGGTGCCACGCCGCGCACGCCGCGTTCAGCGCGCCGCCGGCCAGGCTCGCGTACAAACCCCCGCTCGCCGCCTCCAGCCGGAAGTAATGGCTCATCCCGACATAATGGATCAGCGTACCGCGATACCCCAGGTGCAGCGCGTTGCGCAGCAGCCGGGCCGGCGTCAGGTTATAGCTGTCGTCATATCCGCTGGCGATGCCCAGCCCGTGTTCGGGCACCACCGTCTCGCCCCGCGCGATCACCGCGCCCGGCCCGTCGCAGCGCAACCGGGTCAGTTCGGCCCAGCCCGTTGCCGGCCGATCGAGCAGCCCGTCGCCGCCGTCATATCCCGGCGCGACCAGCGACACGAACATCCGGTCGACATCGCCGGCCCACACCGGGTCCGCTTCGCCGGGCAGCAGGAACCCGCCGTCGACACGCGCGAAATCGATCGAGACCTCGGCGTCCTCCGCCGTCCCTTGCGCATAATTCCACAGCCGCACGTACCAGGCCCGCGGCCGCCCCTGCGCATCGCGTCCCTCGATCGTCAGGGTCGGACCGCTGACTGCATCCAGCGGCTTGATCCCCGCCGATCGCCACCGGAACCGCAGCCGGCATCCGCGAAAATCGCGCGCCGTCTCATACGCCAGCAACGGGTGATCGAACCGGTCCTCCGCGTCCCAGATCAACCCCGCCAGATCGTCGCGCCGATAGAAGACGCAATCCACCCGCACGCCGTCCGCCGCCGGCGTCGTCACCGCCGCCATCATCGGCCGCGGGAAATTCACCGTCCAATATGCTGCCTCGAACCGCTGCATGGCGCCCGCCGCCTGCACGGTCCGCCGCTTCGCCAGCCACCACCCCATGCCGATCCTCCCTATTCGCGCGCCCCAGCCCCTATTCGCGCGCCAGTGCTTCGCGGACGGCACGCGCCACTTGCCGCGACGATCGCGCCATCGCCCCCGCAGGCTCGCCCGCTCCTGCGTTGATGGTGATCGCCACCCGCACGTCGCGCCCGCCGCCCGGCACGCCCGGCTCCACCCGCCCGCTCGCGGTCGGCACGAACAGTTCCGGCCCGCGCTCGCCGACGATATAGCCGCGCCCCGGGGCCACCGGCCCGCCGGTCGCCCGCCCCGGCTGCCCGGCGAACATCGCGGCCAGCGTCGCACCCAGGTTCGCGCCCGCCGCCGCGTCGGATTTGCCCCCCGATCCGCCGCCCAGGATCGTCGCGATCCCCGCTTTCAGCGCTTCGGCAGCGATTGCGGCCAGCGCCGACAGCGCCGTCGCCTTCAGATCGTCGAAGCCCATCTTGCCGCTACGCACCGCGCGCAGCAGCGATGCCTCGATCGCCCGCCCGGCCCTGTCGGCCCCGCTCCCCAGCCCCCCTTCCAGGGTGGCGCGCATGTCCGCCACATCGCGCGCAAAACCATTGGTGTCGGCACGTACGCCGATCACCGTGCGCGCCACATCGTCCCCAAACCCGTCAGCCATCCGGAAATTCCTCCATCAGCGCGGCCACCCCCCGCGCGTCCAGCGCCGCCGGCGTATCGCCGGTCAGCGCCGCGACCACCGCCGCCAGTTCGGCCGGGGTGGCGCGCCAGAACTCGTCCGGCCGCCACCCCAGCATCGCGCACCCGAACCCCGCCAGCCGCACCGCGGCCGCGGCAAAGGTGTCGCCTGCGCTCACCGCCCGCTCAGGATTTGGGTCAACAGCACGCGCAGCACCGGCGTCGCCGCCGCCAGACCCGCCTCGGCGATTGCCTCGCCCAGCCGCTCGCGGGTCAGCCCTGCCCGCCCCTCGCGCATGCAATGCCAGAACAAGGCGACCATCTCGCCCAGCCCGAGCTTGCCGTCGGCCGCGCGCTCGACCAGCGCGAACAGCGGCCCCAGCTCGCCCTCCGCCGCCACTAGCGCGGCAAAGCTGGGGCGCAGCACGATCGTCTCGCCCGCCACCCGCAACGCCGCTTCGCCCCGCACCGGATTGGCCGGCGCGCTCATGCCGACACCACGCTGCCGGAGCTTTCCAGGGTCAGCGTGTACGAACGCTCGCCATTGAAGTCGCCGGCATAATCCAGCCGCGTGACCAGGAAGCGCCCGGTCATCGTCTCACCCCCTTCGAAAGTCAGCCGGTAATCGTCGAGCATCCCGCTCAGCGCGCTGCCCTTGATCCGCGTCTCGGCGGCGGAGCCCGTAAAGACGCCTGCGCCCGACACGCTCACCGACCGGATGCCTGCGCCGGACAGCAATTGCCGCCAGCCGCCGGACTCCTTCGTCGTCACCACCACGGCTTCGCCGTTCACCGACACTTGCGTCGTCCGCATCCCCGCGACCGTCGCGAACACCGGCGTCGCGCTCCCGTCCCCCACCTTCAGCAGGAACGCACTCCCCTTCTCTACGGCCATGTACAGTCTCCCAATGTGTCAAATCGCCATGTTCCCGGGTGGGCCGCCCCTCACCCCTCACGCCACATCCGCACCGCGAATTCGCTCAGGCCCAGCCACCCGTCGCCGCTGCGCGCCAGCCGCGATCGGGCCACGCGCATCTGCACCAGCCGCCAGCCTTCGGGCATCGTCCGGCCGATCGCCGTCACCGCCGCTTCCCCCGCCTCGATCGCGTCGCGCAGCCGCACCGGCCGCTCGCCGCTATCCAGAAAGCGCACCACGATCCGCCCCTCGCGCCCCGCCCAGGTCTTCGTGCTCCAATCCTGCAAGACCGCCTCGTCGACCACGCAGTGCGGCAGCGCGGCACGCACCGGCGGCGCGTCGAACGCGGTCAGTCCGGCACCGCGCAGCGCCGCTACCACCGCCTCCTGCAACACGCTGCGCGCCGTCATCGCCGCGCGCTCCCCATGCGCATCCGCCGCCACGGCCGCCACAGCGCCGCGATGGCGGCCGGCGGCGTCGCCGGGCCGTCCGGTCGCGCGAACAGATGCGCCATCAGCATCGCCACGCCTTGTGCGATCGGCGCCGGCAGCGCCTCCCACGGCGCGGCGACCCCGGCCGAATAGCCGATCGTCACCACGCCGCCCGCGGACGCGCGCACCCAGCCTGCGCCGCTCGCATCGATGTCGATCGCCACGCCCGCCGGCACCCCCGTGGCCGCGACCACCGGCTCCGCCGCCAGCCGCCGCCATGTGCCGTCCGCGCTCACTCGGTCCTCGAACGCCCGCACGATCAGCCGCTGCCCGACGAACGCCTCGCCGAGCAGCAGCGCGGTCCGCGCCAGCGCTTGCAGCAACCCCTCCTCCACGCCCCCCTCCAGGCGCAGCAACCCCCTCGCCGCCACGACCGCCCCCGCGATCGCGGCCGGCGGGATCTCCGCTTCGGCCATGTCTCGTCTCCAGATTATGTCAGGGGCGGCGAGGCGCTCCGCCGCCGCCCCACCGCATTCGCGCCTTTTTTCGTGCGCGACGGGCCCTCAGCTAACGGCGAACTTCATCAGCTTGATCGCTTCGGAATTGGCCACGCACCCGCCGATCCGCTTCGTCGCGTAGAAATTGACGAACGGCTTGTTCGAATACGGATCGCGCAGGATCTGCGTCTCGCTGCGTTCCGTCACGATGTAACCCAGCCGGAAATTGCCGAACGCGATGGCCAGCGCGTTTGCGGCGATGTCGGGCATGTCCTCCGCCTCAATCACCGGATAGCCCAGCAGGCTCGCCGGTTGCCCCGCGGACAGGCTGGGCTGCCACACGAACGCGCCGTCCGTCGTCTTGAACTTGCGGATGCGCGCCAGCGTCGCGGCGTTCATCACAAAGCTGGCCCCCTGCCGATATGGCGCGCGCAGCGCCTGGACCAGATCGATCAGCCGCTCCTGCGGATTGGCCGCGAAATCGCTCGCGGCACCGCTCGCCAGATATTGCAACGTCCCGAACGGCCGCGTCGCATCCGAAGTCGCCGCGGTCGCGGACGTCAGGAACCCCCTGGGCCGCCCGGCGCCGTTGCCGCTGACGAAGGCGGCGCCTTCCGCCTTGGCGAATTCGGTCGCGATCTCGCCTGCCAGCCATGCTTCGACATCGAACGCGGCATCGTCCAGCATCGCCTGGCTTGCCGCGGGATTGGCGTAAAGCTCGCCCATCGGCGGCACCAGCTCGGTGAAGACCGGCGTCGCCGTCTCCGGTCGGGCCGCGCTTTCCGCAGCCCAGCCCGACGGCGTGCCGCCGGTGGTCACCAGCTTGCGATACCCCGCCGTCCCCACCTTCACGACATTGGCAATGCTGCGGATGGGCGAAATCCCGCGCAGCGTCGCGTCGATCACCGCATCGATCTCGCGCGGCACGGCAAAGCCGCCCGCATCGCCGGTCAGGCCGGTGAACGCCTTCATCTCGATCGTCGCGCCCGATCGCACGAACCCCTCGAACGCCGCGCCGCCCGCACCATCGCCCGCCGCGTTCGTCGCCCCCCCCAGCACCGGCCGCGCCAGCATCGGCCGCGCCATCACGGCCGTATCGATCATCGTGTCCATATCCATGCTCATGCTCCTGTTGAAAACGAAAAAGGGCGCCGGCCCAAGCCGACGCCCCGTCTTCCCCGCACGCTGGCCGAGGAAATTCCCGGTCCGAGTACCGCTGCTACCCCGCGACCGAAGTGACCCGCGCCAGCGGCTGCATCCCCTGCGCCACCAGGCTCACTTCGACGAGCGCCACCTCGCGCAATTCGCGGTACGCGCCCTGCCGCACCTCACGCGGGCGATACCCCACCGACAGGCCGCTCAGCGCACCGCTGCGCACCAGCGCGGCGACGCGCGCATCGTCCACCTCGCCCTCGACGGTCAGCCCGCGCGCATCCTCGGCCACCCGCACCCATCCCACCGCCTCGCCGCGGTGCTGCACCAGCAGCGGCACCGCCCGCGCAGCCCCGAAGGCGCCGGCCCGGAACACGTCCCCCGCACGGTCCATCCGGTCGAAGATCGCGGCATAGCCCCGGAACGTGACCGCCGGCCTCATCGCACCAGCTCCGCCATGCCCAGCTTCAGCGCCAGCGCCGCCAGGATCAGGGCGGAAAGCCAGCCGAACACCGCCTTCCACGCCGATCGTTTTGCATCGCGCCACGCCGCCAACAGGTCGCGCAGCTCGCGCATGTCCCCCGGCGCGCCCTCGTCGGTCAGCCCCAGGCGCATCAGCGCCCGGCTCGCCGCCAGTTCCCCGGCTTCCTCCGCGATCGCGCGCAGCGTCACCAGCGCGGCGCCTTCCTCGGTCCCTTGCGCGATCAGCTGCGCCAGCACGGCGCCGCTCATGACAACCCCACCATTGCCCGTTTCTCCTCCATGCTCAGGAAATCCGCGGCGCTGACCGACGCCCACAGCAGGCCGCGGTCCTCCGCCATCGCCGGCACCCGGTCCAGATCGACCGCCAGCGCCGCATCCGCGAACCACCCGCCCAGCGCTTGCGCCAGGCCGGTCAGGATCACGCCTGCGACCGGCAGGATCGACAGCCGCCACAACGCCCGGTTCGCTTCGCGATAATTGGCATAGGTCGCATCGCCCGGCAGCCCGAGCAGCATCGGCGGCACCCCGAACGCCAGCGCGATCTCGCGCGCGGCCGCCGCCTTGGTCCCCGCGAAATCCAGGTCGGCGGGCGACAGGCTCAGCGCCTGCCATTTCAGTCCACCTTCCAGCAGCATCGGCCGCCCGGCGTTGCCGCTGCCTGAAAAGCTGGCGTCCATTTCGGCGCGCAGCCGCCCGAATTGCTCCGGCGACAGCGTCGATCCGTCGCCCGGATCATACACCAACGCCCCCGAAGGTCGCGCCGCATTGTCGAGCAGCGCCTTGCTCCACGTCGCCGCGGCATTGTGGATCGCGATCGCCCCCGCTGCGGCGCCCAGGCACCCCAGCCCATAATGGTCGTCGACCGGGTTGAAGCCGCGCAGGTGGACGATCTCGGGGCGCACCGGATCGGCCGCCAGCCGCATCACCCGATCGCCCACCTTATATCGATACGCCGCGGGCCATCCGCCCGCGTCCACCTCCACGCTGACGCGCTCGGGGCGCAGCGCATACAGCTCCACCACGTGCCCGCCGCCGTCGCGCAGCAGCTGGATATAGGCGTTGCCGTGCAACAGCAGCTGCGCCGCCGCCACCTCGATCAGCACCTGTCCCCCCGACCGCCCCGTCGCCAGCGCGATCAGTTTGGGATCGGACGCGATCAGCGGCGCGCCCCCGACGCTCTCCGCCACCAGCTTCACCGCCCGCTGCGCCACCGCGTTACGACAATATCCGTCGCGCACCTGCGCCTCGTAACTCTGCGGCCACTGCCTGATCGCCCCCGACACCGCACCCATTCCGGTACGCGAAAGCACCGGACGCGATTCCTCGCGCCCGGCCAACCAGCCGAACAATCCCATCTCTGCTTCCTCCCGAAGAACGGCGGCGCCGTCCGATATTTAGGTGCCGGCGTCCTCGACTTTGTCGGCGTCGCCCGCGCGGTCGGCGAAGGCATCTAGCGCCCGGCCGCTCACGAAGATGCTCACGATCCCGATCAATGTGCCCCGGGGCCACTTTGCCGGCCATGTCGGTGTCGCCCAGATAGGCGAGCCCGGCCGCAAAGATCAGGATGAACGTCGCCAGTGCCAGCGCATAATGCTGACCGCGCGATTTCAATCGATATTCCCTGTCCAGCACCTGCGTCGGCAAGGCATGGCGATGCGCCTGTTCGCGCTCCGCCATGCGGACGATCCGTTCGGCGAAGCCGGGATCGATCCTGTTATACTCGGCCAGCTCGCTCGCTTGCGGCAGCGGACCGACCGGTGCGTCGTAATCTGACCGATCGTTTCTTCCACGATCAGGCTGACGCGCGGCAGATCCTCTTCCTCCACCAGCGGGGCAAGTCGATCGAGAATTTCGTGCGCCGCCGCCTCGATGGCAGGCGCGGTGGCGGCGCTCGGCCGCTGTGACGGCTTGCCACTTTCCCCGTCGACCCCGTCAGGAAGCTTCGAAGTCCTTCGATCCGCCACGCGGGGCGCGACGCAAATCGCCGCCCACGGCTTTCCAATCGCCCGCCAACCCGTCGCGCGCGGTCGCGATCGGCCGCGGGCGCAAGCCCTGATCGAGCGTGATGGTCCCGGCGCCGGCCATCATCAGTATGGAATTGCCTCGGCGGCGGCGGATCGAAATTGCCATCGCGATCGAAATCCCTTCATGGAATGCGAATACGTCGCGCGTCGCTTGCGCCATGTCAACCAACCGCGCCTGCCATGATATGCAGCACCGGCTAACGTGCGGTGAACATCGCTACAACCGCCGCACCGCCGCGCCCCGCTTCGGCCCCAGCGCCAGTTCGGTGACCGCCCACACCAGCGCATCGGCGCGGTCCGGGGATCGGCCCGGGCCTTCGTATCCGCCGCCGCCGACGAAGCCGCACAATTCGTCTTCCAATGCCGGGAAACACCCGTGATGCTTTACCTGTCCGCGTTCGTAGAGCGCGGCGACCGGTTCGGCGCGTGCCACCTTGCCGCGGTGGGCGTGGACCTTGCGGATCGGCAGCGCGACGTCGGCGGCGCGCATGACGCTTTCCACCATGTCGCCGCCCTGGTTCACTTCCGCCACCACCCGGTCGGCGCCGTGGCGCGCGGCGCATCCGGCGACCGCGCGGGCCCAGCCTTCGGGCGAAGCGCCGGCGACGCTGGCATCCTCCAGCACATGGACCAGCCCGTCGCCGTCGATCGCCGCCGCCACGATGCCGCACGCGTCGCCGCCGCTGCCGGCGGGCGGGTCGACGCCCACGACCACGCGCACCGGATCGCACGCGACGGCGGTGCGCGCCCGCTCGATCATCGCGCGCGTCCACAGCGCGCCGGCGATATCGTCGATCATCTCGCCGTCCAGCTCCTGCCGGCCCAGCCGCGTCGCACCATAGATGTCCGCCATCGCGCTCAGGTAATCGGCGGGCAGGTGCGGATTGTCCCACGTCCGCCCGCGCGTCTCGACCAGCCCCTTGGTCGCCATGATCCTCCGCATCAGCGCGTTCGCGCGCGGCGTCGTCGTCACCAGCACGCGCGGTCGCGGGCCCAGCCTCAGGCCCATCAGCAGATTGTCCCACGCCGGCTGGCCGGTCTTCCACTTGGCCAGTTCGTCGCACCACGCCGCATGATGCTCGGGCCCGCGCAATTGCTCATACGCCACGGCGGAAAACACCCGCGCCACCGCCCCCGATGGAAAGCGCACCTCGGCCGCCTCGCGCCGCCACACGATCGCCTCGTCGCGCCGCGCCACTGCCACCAGCCCGCTCGCGCCCTCGATCATCACTTTCGCCGCATCGTGCGCGCTGCCGCCGACCAGGGCGATGCGCGCACCCGGATGATCGCGCGCGAACTGGCTGATCCATTCCGCCCCTGCCCGCGTCTTGCCGAACCCGCGCCCAGCACGGATCAGCCACACCCGCCAGTCGCCCGGCGGCTCCAGCTGCCCCGCGTTGGCCCAGGGGGTCCAGCGTTCCTGCAATTCGTCGAACAGGTCGATCTCGATCCGGCCCAGCACCCGCATCCGTCCTTCGGGTTCCAGCGCCGCCAGCTCGCCGACGATATCGCGGCTCATGCCCGGATGCCTGCCCGCGCCCGCACCTTGTGCAGCATGTCGAGCTGCTTGATGAGCGCGGCGTCGGTATCCGCTGCCGTCACCTTGCGCCGCGCGGTGCTGCCTGCCCGCTCGCGCTCGCCACCCGCCTGCTGACGACTGAGCAGCGCAAAGGCGGCCTGCACCCACCCCGGCATCTGCGGCGTTCCCCCCGCCCCTTTGGCACCACCCGCCAACCCGGCGCCATCGTCGCATGCCAGGACATAACTGACGACCTTCGCCTCGATCGCCTCATATCCCGTCGTCAGTGCCGCAACCCACGCGGCGGCAAAGCGCGGGTTGCTCCGCCGCACGCCGTACAGGCGCGTCAGGCACAGGCCCGTCATCGCCGCCGCCGCCTGCACGTTCCCCGTCTGCGACAGCGCATCGAGAAAGCGATTGCGATCCGCCGTCATGATCCGCCGCGCGCGATCCTGCACGCCGCCCGTCGTGCCGACTCCCAT